GGACGAACACCGCTGCTTCAGTTCTGACAGCCTTACTTTGTTCTTTTTCTCTGCTTCTTCCAGCTGTTTAACCAGCTCTCTCGCCATATCTAATGCTTACCTGCTATAACGTATTCACCTCTTTATGTGTTTCATAGAAATATTCATTATACAGATCGTATCTCTTCTGGATATCCGCCCAATCTACATCACCATATTTATCTTTTGCCCAATTTATAAACCTCTTAATATATCCGCATGTTTTGAATTCAGGACAACCAAATCTGTATATGCAGTTTGGTGTGAGTACATCAGATTCTGCCGGATGTGTTTTATGTAATGTTATTTTAAAATCTTCTGCCAATTCTCTTGCGTCTTTAGTGCAACAAAAACATAATCTCTTACGCCAAACATCAATTAAATTCTGCATGTTAGCATAACCATCAAAATTTACAGGATTTTTCTGTGGAGCGTCATCTCTGGATAATGGATGATATTCAATATTCTGTTTTGTAGTTTCATCCCATACTGCATAACCTTTTTCAGTATTAAGTTCTGAAAATCCTCTATCGTCTCTTGCTGTAGATATAAATTTTTCATATTTGTGACGGCTCATTTCAGTACTCAACCAATATTTAATTGCTTTCCAAGTCCAATCAAATTCAAGCAATCTAATAGGACTATGCTCAGAAATAAGCAGTTTTTTCTTAAAAATATCTGTAGCATCTTTTTCTGTAAAATCTTTATTATCTGTTGTACGGCAATGATTCTTTACTCTTCTCCAATCATCACCGAACCAATTAAAAATCGTCTTCATCTTCTTCATTCTCCTTCCAAGTTTCATTCATTCTCATTGTTGACCAAATTTTTAATACACAAGGTAACGCAAGTATTCCAAATATGCTTAAAACAAGTAACACACAAATCATTCCCATTATGAAATCTAGTATTATATTCTCCACTAGTCACCTCCACCATATGGTGTTGTTGTAATTTTATAAATCCAGTTGTTAATGTTAAAAAATAATCCTGTAGAGATATATTTTCCTGATTTAGTCAAATATCCTACATATTTCTTTTTTAATACTTTTGAATTCATATGTATTTATCCTTTCTGATGAAACTGAACTTTCATCGGCAAATTTTGAAAAATCACCCTCAAAAAATGCCCATTTTACAGTGTTTTTTAAGTCATCATTTTTTGGTTAATCGTTTTTTATTCACAATCATCGAATTTTCTACCTGCCAAAATATTTATAAGAGCATTTTTATCTCTTTCTAAACCTAAACAATAAGAAGATTTTCTTATGGCGTCCATCTTAGATAATGGTTCCACGGAAAACTCCCGATCAATAGTTTTATCTAAATATTCGATAAACCGATTTAACTCTTTTTTGATAAAATCATCTTCAGTTTTGGGATTCTCATCAGATTCAGTTTTGTGAGTTTCATTAAATTCAAATGCTCTTACTTCATCTTTTGAAAGCCATTTAATCCAGGAACCGCAGGTGTTGCAATATAAACCTGTGTTATTACCTTTCTTTTCTATATGCAATGATGTAGAATTAC